CGACTCCGGCACGGTTGATTTGTTGGTCTGGGGCGCACAGGTCGAAGCCGGCTCCGGCGCATCCTCGTACATCCCGACCGGGGCAAGCACGGGGAGCAGGAGTTCGGATTCCTGTTCCATCCCGATGTCTGCATTCGGATTCGTGACAACTGGAGGCACGTTCCAAGTCAACTTCCGCCGAGGTGAGTTTGGTTCAACGAATGAAAGATCCGCAATCAGCACGGATTACGTTGCCGGACGATGGATCGGAGCAATTCACAATAGTGGAAGTACCACCGGAACTCTCACTTGGTGGGATGGCACTGGACAACTCACACGCACCACACAAACCGCTGGTGCAAACAAGTTGGCGTATTCCTTTGGAGCGAATGCTGGTTCCGGTGCAACCCTGCAACTTCCGGTATCGCTTTCGATCAACGGATCTACTACCAGCGGAACGTTCGGAAACGGAACATCGAACGGTGCAAACGTTCCAAACCTTGCGAACATCGCCTATTTGGTCATTGGTGCAGCATCGAGTTCCACCGCCGCTCCTGCATATAGCACTGCCAACCGCGACTTCCTGAACAACTGCGTCAGCCTCGTCAAATATTGGCCGACACGGTTGCCAGACGCACAACTCACCAACCTGACCACCTGACATGGACTACCTCCTCCGCACCGTCACCGAGTCCGACATGGAAGACGCGCTCATCGCCGCAGGGCTGGCGCAGGAAGTCACCGACACGGACGGCGAGGTCATGGTGCTGCCCGTCAGCGGCGTTGCCATTGACCGCATCGGGCCGATCCCGGCGCAGGTTGACCCGGACGGCATAATCATCAAGCCGGGTCACCCCGAGTACCACGCGAACCTGCGGGTGACCATCGAACTCACCGAGGAGCAGGTCGAGGCGCTGCCGACCTTTGACCCGCTGCCGAGCATCCCGTACAGGGTGTGGCTGTGAAGGATGATGACATGACAATCGAAAACACGAACACGAAGGTAAGCCTGTCGGCCAAGGATTGGCTTGCGATCAGCGGACTCGCCCTCTCGATCCTCCTTGCCGTCCTCTCCGCCTACCTTCACCACGACCGCCTGCTCGTGCAGGTTTCCGTCCAGCAGGACATGACCAACCAGCGCCTCGACAAGATCGAGGCCAAGATCGAAAGGACTGTGCGATGAGCGACCTCATCAAGAACTCGTCTTGGAAGACCACCGGGGCCGGGATCGCGGCCATCCTCGTCGCCGTTGGCTCCGTGCTGACCGCCCTGACCGACAACGACCCGCTGACGGTCCCCGACTGGGGTGCGCTGTCCGCTGCCGTGATCGCCGGGGTCGGCCTGATCTTCGCCAAGGACAACAAGAAGGCTTGACGTGTATGACTTCTTCCGTGCGCTGTTCATGTCGGTGCTGCACTGGGCGACGGGAATGGTTTCCCGACGAGGTGAGGGGGTTGACGCTCCTGTTCATCCTCATGTGCTTCGTCGTGCTGGCTCTCGCGTGCGCGACTGGCTGCACTCGCACGGTGCTGGTGAGCGAGGCAAGCCCGATCCGGACGGGTCCACGGGTCCACGGCAAGGTGTACACGAAGACGGCTGACGGCTGGCAGTTGGGCGACAACGAGGTGACGATCCCGGAGGGCTGGTACTGCGTGCCGCCCTCCTACGTCGAGGAGGAGCGGTAATGGCTATCAAGTTGCAGGTCAGGCGAGGCACGGCTGCGCAGTGGGCGACCGCCGGGGTCGGCAACGTCGTCGTCCTTCTTGCCGGGGAGATCGGGTTCGAGACGGACACTGGCAACATCAAGGTCGGAGACGGAACGAACGTCTGGGATGACCTCGCCTACCAGTTCCCGTATCTGACCGGAAACCGCGCTCACGCCCCGGAGGACGTGACCACGCTCGTCGTTGACCAGACCAATGACCGCGTCGGCATCGGGACGAACGCGCCTCTGTCGCAGTTGCATGTCGAGAGTGCCGCCCCGGTCTTGCGATTCCGCGACACCGGAGCCGCGGCCAGCACGCATTCGCTCGTCAGCGCGGACAACACCACTGGAAGCCTTCTCATCAGCGCGGACGCCGGAAGCAACGCCAGTTCCTCGCAGGTGCAGATCGCTGTCGATGGAACGACTGTTGCCACCATCGCACCTGCCGCCGTCGGCATCGGTGTCGCATCACCCGCCGCGAACCTGCACATCGAGTCAACTGCCCCTGAGATCCGGCTTCGCGACACGGCTGGCGGTGCAACTGTCTACTCGAACATCACGTCGGACAACACGGCAGGAAGCATCTCCATCACCGCCGACCCGTCCAATGCGGGGACGTCGTCCGTAATCAACCTCGTCGTGGACACGACCACCCGTTTGCAGGCCAAGACCGCTGGCGTGGACGTCACTGGCGCACTTGACGTCAGCACGTCGGCAAGCATCGGAACGACGCTCGGAGTCGGAACGAACCTGACAGTGTCCGGTACAAGTACGTTCACGGGCGCTCCGTCCTTTGCCGCCGACCCGGCAAGCAATGACGTGCTTGCCCGCAAGTCGTATGTTGATTCGCGAACGCGCGTCGGAGGCGTCGTATTCGTAGTTGTGACGAACAATGCAATCGTCTCGCAGAGCCAGTCAAGTTTCTTTACGATTTCAGGATCAGGTGCTTCGGCGGAGTTCCGCGCAACATCAGGCACTTGGTATGGCAGCCTTGCGTTCGCGTCATTCACCGGAACGGCATCGCCATACTACGGCACCATAAGCACCTCAGCAGGAATATCGGCATTCACCGGAGCCGTGACATACTTGTATGTCATGGTCAGAACCTCCTGATGCCATACGTTCCCGTCCAACTCCCCTACGGCGGCATCGACATCGACGCCTCCTACTCCGGGCTTCGTCCGGGCTTCACGTCGCAGTGCATGAACGTGATCCCATACGACGCCTTCAAGGGCAAGTTGCGGCTTGGGCAGCGCAGGCCGCTGCTCGGAGCCTATGAGTTCAACGACACGTCCCCGGCGGTGACACGCGAGGTGCAGGTCATCCTCCGCGCCGACGCCTATGTCGCTGGAGTGCTGACGCAGCGGTGCGTGGTCGTGGCAGGCGGAGAGGTCTACGTCATCGACAATGGCGGTGCGGCAACCCTTTGCACACGCGGCAGCGGCATCAACGCGATGAAGTCCAGCGGACACATCGGCGCCGCCGTGTTCGGCCAGTACTGCTACTTCGCGGACGGGACGTACTACCGAAAGATCGACATTACGTCCGCTGCTCCTGCCGTGCTGGATTGGACCCACGCGAACGGGCCGAACAACTACGTCGGAAGCGGAAGCGACCGGGCGACTCTGCTCGTCAGATTCGGCGGACGCCTCGCCATGTCCGGCGTGAAGGCAGCACCGAACAATTGGTTCCTGTGCCACCTCAACAATCCTGATGACTGGCACCCAAGCACAGGCGACGACCACGACGCAGTGGCAGGCGTGTCGTCCACACGTTTCGGCGCTCCCGGCGAACCGATCGTCGCGCTTGTTCCTGTAGGCGAGAGCGGCCTGCTGTTTGCCGGACGCCACACGATGACCTACCTAACCGCGGATCCCGTAATCACGGACGCTCGGCTCATCGAACTGTCTCGTTCGGTCGGCATCGTGAGCGAACGCGCTTGGTGCGCCAGCGATGCGCAGACCGTGTACATGATGTCGCAAGACGGGCTGTACAGGGTCCAGCCGAACGACTTTCAGGTGACCAAGAGCGGTCGCGTGACGGGTGGTCGGCTCGACACGTTCTTCCAGCAGCAGAAGTTCGACGACGTGAACTGCGTCCTCGGATACGACGCGGAGGGGCAGAACGTCTACTGCATGTTCTCCCGTCTCGACCTCCCGGAATCGAGCGTCCACCTCGTCTACAGTCAGGCGACGGACTCCTTCTGGCCGATCCAGACCGGGTGGCCCGCGTTCCATGCCCCGACATGCTGCGGCGACTTCCCGTTCGGTGATGCGCGGTCGCCTGCGCTTGCGTTCGGCAGCAAGGACGGGTTCCTCGGGTGGTTTGACCGCGACCTCGTTTCCGGGGTGGACGGTCAGGGTGCGGTCGGCTACAAGTTGCCGGACTTCTCCGTCACCAACGACGAGGCGGCGGCACAGAAAATCGTCAGCACCATCCTGATTGGTCCGGTCCTGTCACCGACGCTTGCGCAGGTGATGATGAAGGACGTTCGGATCGAGTTGACGATGGACGATCCGCAGGATGACTCTGCCTTCAGCACCCCGGTGCAGCGGCTATCCGGCCCGTTCGCGTACATCCTGTCCGGGCAGACGGCGGAGGAGGCAATCGGGGAGAACATCGGATCGGTCACGGTCGCCATCGACCCGGACTACCCGTCCGTGACGGTGGACTGCGGCACCGCCCCGGTGTTCACCCCGACGACGACCTATGACGGCGGCGCACACAACCAGTCGTGGAACAACGCGACTGACAAGGCGCTCGACCTGCTGTTCGCCCCGGAGATCGCGGGGACGTACACGTCGGCGGACACCCTCATCACGGACCCGACATCTCGGTCGTACAGCAAGACCTCGATGCGCGTGTACAACACCGGGGGCGCACCGCCAAGCACGGACTGGTACATCCAGCACTTCACCAGCCCGTCCTCCGATCCCTGCTACAGGCGCGACGAGACGCTTCCCGGCACGTCGGCTGACACGCCCGGTGGGTACTACAGGTACGCCTCGACGCAGTTCGGGACTCCCGGATCGTTCCCGCTGCCGTCCGACATCACGGCTCCCCGGTACACGGTCAGCAGCGCGACCTACGACAATACCAACAGCAACCTGCTCGGGACGCTGCTTCCCGGCAGGAACGACGCCTTCCGGTGCCGCATCCGGGATCAGGCGGCGTATGTGAGAATCGAGAGCCTCGGTGTACCGTGGGCCATCGAGAGGATGGCCGTTCTGGTCGAGCCGATGCCCCACACCAAGAACGTGAAGGGAACCTACTGATGGGCCTGTTCGACAACCTTTTCGGCGGACGCAAGAAGTTCAACCGCGCCCTTCAGGAGATGGAGGCGGGCTATGCGTCGGTGCGGACGTTCGCCAGCGAGGAGTACGGGAAGATCATCGACCAGTTCCTTCAGGAGCGTGTCAAGAACGCCGACGTGTACTCGCAGGCGTACAACGCATCCGTGAAGCAGTACGCCGACGTGATGGCCCAGAGCCGCAAGGCGTTCGCAGCGGAGGGCGCGAAGGCGTACAAGACGCTTGAGGTCGGTCGCGATGCCACGCTTGCGCTCCTGAAGCAGCAGACGGACCTCGCGGTGGCACGGCAGCAGATGAGCGGGATGCTCACCGGGCTGTCGAACACGACGTTCGGTCAGGCGGCGGTCAACGCCGTGGCCGCGCAGGGTGCGTTGCAGGCTGGCGCGGTGCAGGAGCAGTACGCGCAGACGCTTGCCTCCGCACGGATGGCGCAGGCCGGGGCGATGGCCGGGATGGAGCAGCAGGCGGCGCAGAGCCTCCTCGGCGCGGGACTCGGTAGCGCCCAGTACCAGAGCGGGCAGTACCAGCAGTACACGGCGGCTGCGCAGGCGGCGCGGTCTGCCGCGATGCAGCAGGAACTCGGGCTGCGGATGAAGCCGCTTGAGGCACGGTACGCGGCCTCGATGGGTCAGGCGCAGAGGGACATGGCGGCAGGGAACGCGCTCGGCGGTGCGCTCCTCGGCGCGGGCATCGGTGCCATCGCGGAGGGCATCGGAGGTCAGTTCCGGCAGTTCGGCGGCGGCGGTGGCGGCGGCGGAGGTCCGCTCCAGCCGATCGTCGTTCAATAATCGAAAGGATCACTGCGATGAGTTCGTTCATGTCGAGCATGGGCCTGCGGACTGGCGTGCAGAACATCTCCGCCGTCGAGGCGAAGAAGCAGGCCGGGTGGGACGCATTCCTGACCGGGGCCGGACAGGTCGGTCGCAGTTTCCTGCTTGGCGTGTCGAGCGGCCTCGCCAACTACGACCCGCGCAACGAGTTCAGTTCCATTGCCGCGGGGTTCAGCGGAGCGACTCCCATGCTTCAGGCCGGACTCCGGCGCGAGGAGGCCGCGAGGAACGCATTCGCCGTGGCCGACGTGGAGGAGCAGATTGCCCGCAGTCAGGCGGAGCGTGCCAGCGTGATGATGCCCGCCGAAGGGCCGATGCAGGGCATCTCCGCGGGGGTCATGCAGCCCGCGCCCGCGAAGCCCGCCCGTGAGCCGTTCGACTTCCAGACGGGGATCTACCCGTCCCTTGTCCAGCAGGAGCCGTCCACGGCCTCCTCCAAGGTCCGCAACCTCATGCTTGGAATCAGCCGATGAGCCGTCTTGGGTACATCCCTGAACCTATCGACCCGGAGTCGCTCAACGTGTCGGCATCCCCTGCGCAG